CATTTGTGCCGCCCGGTAATGGTTGTTCACTTTGATCATTATTATAAGCCATTAGTAGCCATATCCTCCACCGCCTGATGATCCGCCACCGCCTGATGATCCGCCACCACCTGATGATCCGCCACCGCCTGATGATCCACTGCCACCTGAACCACTGCTTCCTGAACTGCTAGAACTTGAACTGCTAGAACTTGAACTGCTAGTAGTGCTATAGGTGTTTACAGTTGTTCCTACAGATGAGGTACCCGAAGTACTAACTGTTGAACTTTGTATTCCAGTATTAATTGTTGTTGCATTTGTAGTAATTGCACCAGATGCTTTTAGTCTAGATGCAGTAATGTTATCTATAATTGTTACATCACTTACAGTAGCACCAGAAATAAATATCTCATCTGATTCTGATTTAATTTCAAACAAGCTACCAAAACTTTGATTTTCCTGTTTTGGAACAATTACAAATGTTACTATAGTAGGCGAAAGTTGTTGCATGACATAAGCACTTAATTCGGTAAAATAAAATGACTCGCCAAAATCCCAATTATCTAAAGCAAAAAATTCATTAATTGCACTAATGACTCTTGATTTTACTTCATTGTCGTTAATTACTATGTCAGGATTTTTTACTATTTTAAAATCTGCTTGCAATTCTGCATCCGCTTTTGTACCAAATAATATTTTGTACTTAACTGGATGATAAATTATTTCGTCACTTAATGACTTAATATTATTTAGGTTAGAACTATAGCTTAAAAATAATTCATCACTACTTGGTGGTAATGGTTTTTGATTTATTGTTTCATCTAAGTATTGTCTAAAATTATTATCATAAGATCTTGTTAACAAATAAGTATCTACAATATTACTAACACTAGGATCAATTCTTGTACTTTCATCTGCCGCATGTACATAATGAAATTTTAAATTATCTCTGCCAATTTGTGCTCTATAATTTTGTGTTACAATTAAGTTTCCTGTAGTTTTATCTAATGTTTCAAATAAATCTTCTTTTACATAATAAAATACTTGTCCATCATCGTAGCTAGATGTAGATCCTAATGATCCTTTATCTTCTAATACAATTATATTTAATATTGAATTTGATTTATAGAAATATTCTTCAACACCGTCAATGCTAGTAATCTTCTCAGTAAATATATATTTTTTCAAAGGATTTACATTTTCTTTTACTATGACATCAAATAAATCTGGGTCATCTACAACACCGTCATCATCTTCATCAAAGAAACTAACTTGAACTTTTTTACTATTGACATATCCTTCAGTATCTCTATAATCTTCTACTATTTCCCAATCGTAATCAACAGTAAAAGGTAAAGGATCAGCAGATGGATCTTTTTGATTTATATTCAATACAGAAATCTTATCCTTAATTATTTTACCTGTTCTATTATTGTAAACTTTATCACTGTTATCAAAGTAGAATCTTATTTCTTCATCACTTTCAAAGAGATATCTTCCACCTCTATAAGTTACAGTGTATGTTTCACCATTTGTTTCAAATAACAATAACCAACTTGCATCTAATTGTTGATTAGTATTATCACCTGTTTTACCAATACTAAATTCACTTGCACTATCTAAATTGGTGCTTGTTATTAGGCGCCATTCTCCTGCATTTGTATCAAATCTCAAGCCAAATGTTTTGTATGCAAATATTTGATTTACTAATTGCGTTTGTACAGGTGTTTGTATTTTGCTTGCAATTCTTGGAATAATTTGAACTAATTCAGCACCCTCAGGAATAATGTCATTTATAGATACAGCACCTTGTCCATCTGCTGAATTTGTTGTCCCGTCTCCTAAAACACTGTTTACTTTTACCCATTTGTATTCAACAGCATTAGGATGATCAGCAGGACCAGGCATTAATCCATGCTCATTATTTTTCATAAAATGTTTACCGGCAGGTGGTTGGAACTTTAATAATGTTCCCGGCTTAATTAATTTAAGCACACTTGCAGTAAATGATCCTAGTTGCTGTCTTATACCAACTGTGTTTGTAAAATATCCTGTATTTAAATTAGTATCTTTTGTAACACTTCTCCAGATTAAATTTAAATCTCCTACTAAAGTTTTAGGAAATTTAGTAAGATAATAATTTTTTACTTTTCTATTGTTTAATATTGGTTCAATTATATTTGCAATAACACCTTCTATATCGGTTTTTGTAACAAAATCAAAACCTTCTTTTGTATCTAAATATTCTCTTGTTAAAATACCGTCTGTTGCAAATAAGTTTGTCTTACTATATCTACCTGTAGCGTCTACTAAGTCTAAATATCTACTAATACCGCTTGAAACTCTGTTTACACTTTTGACTTTAATAATCTCCTGACTACTTGTAAGAGGTGCTATCTGATAGTCTTCTGCTGTAATCATTCTATTTTGTGTATAATAATTTGCAGGTGCATTTCTTTTTATACTTGCACTTGTTTCACTAATACTTGCATTATCTACTGTGTATTTTAATTGGAACACTAAAGATAATTGTTCATTTTTTCCTGATTTGCTTATATATGGAATATTGATACTTACTCCACGCATGTCACTTGGGTCTATAATTAATCTTTCGTTTTTGCTTGTGCGATAATAAATTTTAAAATTACCTTGAGGTAAATTACCAAAAGTTCCGTCAGCAAAAATTAAACTAATTCTATCATTTGCTCTAGTAAGTACGCTATAAATATTTCTAATACTTTTACTTAAACTATTGTAGACAACATTATTTCCTTCAACAGCATCAACTTTTGTCCAAAGTTCTTGTTCTAATCCAAATTCATCAACGCTATACAACCATACATCTGAATTATTTACATTTGGAGCATCTATTGCTACAACTTGATTAGTGCTAGGGGCACCTACATTAAATGCACCATTGTCTAATGTACCTTGTCTGAAATGGCAAAAATATCCTGTGTTGCTACTGCTTGGTCCTTTACCGTCATCTCTATAAAGAAACGCAAAATTATTTCCAGGGTAAGGAGATTCTTCTATTATTGTACCATTCAATATATCTGTACTGACTATTTCAAATCTAGAAGTAACTCCACTAATTGTTTTATTAAATCCAAACACAGGGACTGTACTATTAGTACTGTTTAATCTATATTGTTCTGTTGGGATAGAATTGACTGTTTCTTTTTTAACTGGGCGTCCTACAGTTCCGTTGATAGGCAATGCGGCATTTAACACTTTTGTAAATTGTTCTTGCCAGTTTGAATTACTAGGATCATTCCAAACTATTGTTTGATTTTCTAAATTGATATTATTGCTATCTCTGACAGATTCTGATGTTTGTACACTTTCAATTTTTAATAATCCATTGGCTGCTTGATTTCTTTTAGGATTATATGATAATGTTCGAGCTAAACGTAATACAGATTCTCTGCGTTCAGCTAGTTCAAGAAAATTTTCTCTTGCATTTAAGTCTGAACGGAAAGCAAAATTTTGACCTAAAAATGCAATAAGATCTATTAGAGCAAGATATTCTGATGATTCAATGTAATCGTTGAAATCTTCCGGATAATTTTGTCGTAGGTAATTAATCATTGTCCTACGCAAGTTATCAAAATCGTAAGATTTGAAATCAGCGTTTCTATAACTTTGATAGATGCGTTTCCAATCTTCTGCTACTAGTAGTCTATTTTGTCTATCTGTTGAGGACATCTTGCTTTCCTTGTTTATTAGCAGTATTTATTAGTTTTAGTAAACTGCGTATATAATTTATGTTGTCAAAAATCCGTTATTTTGGTCAAATGTAAAACGCATTTGTTCTACAATATTATAAGGAAGAAAAACAAGTTCTGCTTCTATTTGTAAGCCACTCTCGTATTGATCTACAGTAACATTAACAGCATTTACTCTTGGATCATAATTTACAATTTCAGTTACATTTTCTACAATTATTTGTTTCATTCTTTCTGTAAGAGGTTCATATAGGACATCCCATATAATTGTACCAAAATTAGGATTACTTAAATTTTCTCCTTGTCTAATATGAAAATGATTAATTATATCCTGCTTGATAATTTCGAAATCATATAGATTAAAACCGTTTTGATCTGGATTGACTGTTGAAAAACCTTTGTAAGTTTTAGATCCTATACCATAATCAGGTCTAGAATTTCCTTTTACTGTAATTTCTTGATAAAGTTTTTTCTCTTCTGTGCTCATAACGTATTTACCTTAGCTATTTAGGTACTCATCTGTAAGATCAGCGTAAGGATCTTCGTCATCTTCAAAAGAAGATGACTCAACAGTATTGCTTGGCTTTGCGCCGCCTTCGTATTCTACTTTATTTTTGTTTGCGTTACTTGAAGCATATTGTGATACCTTGACTGGTCCATCAATATCTTTACCTGTGCTAGGATCGACAGCAATACGTTTTGTCTCAGTATATGCAAATCCATCTTCATCTACGCCTTCTATTTCTACTGTTCTTGATATAATTTTTCCATCGGCATTTCTTGCTACAGCTATCTGTTTAGGAGGTGTTGCTTCAGGAATAACTTGTCCATCTTCCCCTACTAGCACAGCTTTTCCTCCTGATGTAATTGTTTCAGTTGTTGTAGATGTAGAACTTGTTTGTGTTGTAGTACCGCCTTCAGTAGTTTCAGTATTTGTTGTAGTTGTTTGAGGCACTCCGTTCTGATTGACTAAAGTTGCATTTTCCGATTTTGTTACTTCTGTGCTGTCCGATACAGGATCATCATCTACAGTGCTTTCTTCTTCAGGCTCTGGTTCTGTTGCACACTTTTTAAAAGTATCTTCAGGATTTTTTTCTTTATTTTTATCATCACTAGTATTATTAGCTGTTCCAGCTTTGATCTTTTCTGGGTCACTATCAGTCTTTTCAGGTGTGTGTTCTAAAGGATTTTTATTTTCTTGTCCTGTCCAGGATCCTTTTTTTGGAACTCTAGTAGGTATAGCAGCCGAAGAAGCCTCTGAAGCTGGTGGACCATTCATATCAATTCGGTCAGCTGTCTCGTAATGATGTTTAGATTTAATATTACTTGTTCCTGCACATGTAATTTTTCCATCTGCTCCAACTTTTACTTCATAATTTGCAACTGTTTCTGTAACCATTTGGTTTCCAGCTTTTATGTTAACATTGTTTCCAGCTTCTATATTAATATCTCTATCAGCTTTAAAATTAAAATCGTTTTCACTATGGATACTAACACTATCTTTTGAATAGATATCAATTTTTCCGTTAGCTGTCATTTCAATCCAACTATCTCCGCTACCGTGTGCTATGTATACTAAATCTTCAGAATTATGTAATAAGATTTGATGTCCTGTTCTAGTCCTTATTCTTAAAAGTTCATTGTGCGGAATAGTAGGATCTCCGCCTTTATCTAAAGTAGTATATTCGCTAGGTACAGAATTTTCTCCTCTAGCAGGTCCTTTCCTAAATAATGTAGGGTCTCCATCATCCATAACAATGCTTGATCCTGTAAGCCTACTTACTGGTGTATCTATTTGACTTAACTTTTCTCCAGATTTAACTGTAGGTTTGCCGTCTCGTCTATCTAATGGACCAGGGGAACTCCAACCAAAAACCATACTAGGCAAATCTCGCCTTGCACTACTAGTTGTAGTTCCTCTTGTAGGATCATTATCTAATCCTGCATTTTCTAGCACTTTACATAAATCCATTGCACAAGGTTTTATAAATTGTGTGCTATCTCTACTTTTTGCTTCTTCAGTTTTTTTATTATATTCACCAACAGGTTTTGCTTTAGTAGTGTCTTCGTCATTATAAGTTGTACTTGCTATACCAGGAACCATAAAATTCATGTTCTCGTCTTGAACACATCCTATCCAATAACCTTTACCTCTGTTACCTTCTGCAAAAATTACTAGGACTTTTGTACCTACATCAGGAGGTACAGCCCAAAATCCATAACTTTTTTGTGTATAATCAAATCCTTCATTTTCACTTACACCTCTATAAGGTGTAATTCCGTAAAAAGGGCTGAGATAACTTACAACAACAACCTGTCCAGTAGCATCTGGTGTTCCACCTTCTGATGCATGGCGAAGTAGTTCTACTTCTAATGTTCCCATATACTCAGGATCTAAATGATTGCGTACAACAGCTAAAAAAGGACCTGGTCCTTCTAATTTTTTTACAACTTCATTTTTGGGGGCGGGACTACGTATTTCTTCTGACATTACAATCCACCAACTATTCTACCATCGGGCATTCTACGTGCATTAGTTCCTTTTATAAATCCTGAACTTGGTTGTTTAGAAGGAGATGTATTAGCTCCTTGATTGTATTCAGGATGTTCAGGTGGCGGACCATTCTGGCTATCTTTACCACCTTCTGTTTTAGATTCAGTAGTTGAAATCTGTTTGTTTTCCTCTTTTGTAGTTACAGCTCCTGTTGCATCTGCGGCTACTTGTTTAGTATCACTTTCTTGTTTTGGTCTACGTATTGTTTGAAGTGTTTGTGTAAATTGTCCTTTACTAAATTTATTATTACAGAATAAAACTTGATATAATCCGCTGAATGCTCCAACAGGGCCATACCCTCCTCCTGGAAATTCCATATAATTCCCAGCATAATCGATCGGTGTTCTAAAATTTATTTCTATATCTACTTCACCATTTTGATAATCCATAGACCCGTCACTAGTAATGTTAAAACTTGGACCAGGTGCGGCACTATAATTGCCCATACCGCTATCTCCAATATAATATGGATCTCCCCAAATTTCTAAATCTAGCATAACTAAATCTACAGGACTGTTCATTAATGCTTCATTAAAATTTCTTGCAACAATACTTTCTGGATGTACCATAGGGCCGCCACCGTCAGTAGGATTGCCTGTGTTAATTGATGCATTTGTTTTTGAATTTTCTGTACTGTTAGTATCACCTGTAGTTGCACCTGGAGAAGCTACCTTATTTCCTGCCGCTTTTGCACCACTTTCTGATGTTAAACTATCCGCAGTTTTTTGTCCAAAATCTCCTGCAATACTTGTAAAAAATGCATGGTTAAAATTAATGTCAAAATTTATAATATCTTTGTTTTGTCCTGTATAAATGTAATTGTATTCTTTGGCCGCAATATTTTTTATATTTTGTATACCTTTACTCTTTTCAGTAGGACTTCTAAATTTACTATGATGTACTTTATATGGCACAACTCTAAAAACAAAAATTCTAGGAGGTTTACCTGTCTGGTCAACATTTTCATGACTTGTAACTTGATAAACATTTGTTTCTATTCTAAACCAATCTAACATTCCGTTAGTATCTGGTTTACGCTCTGTTATTCCTCTTCCGTATTCACTTAATAATATTACTTCTTCAATTATATCTTGTAATTTTTTACCAGAGCTTACTGACATAATTCTAGCATCATCAGACGGTACAACTTTACATCTATCAATTTTACCTTTTACATTTTCATCTTCGCAATCTTTCTTCTTACCAAATGGTTTTTTGCCAGTATCTAATCTGCTTTTAACAATTTTGCTCATACCAATTGAATTTATATTTTCTTCTTTATCGGCGTATTCTCTAATTGTTTCTCCTAAACTTGAACGTTTTAAAATTATACCTTTTTCTTCTGCTAATTTACTTTCAAATTCCTTCATTGTCATTTTGCCGTTTAGCACACCAGTTGCAGATTCATATAATCTTTGTAATTGTTCCTCAGTTAGTTCTCTTTGTTCTTGCCCTTCTTGTGATCCATTATTACCAGCAGTAGTGGCACTATCTCCTCCTGACGATTGTACTTTACTAAAAGCGGCAGATTCTTTTGCACTACTATTTTCTGTCGGGAACAAAATAATATACTGATCTGCTTTAGTTGCATTTCCTACTTTTTCTCCCTCAAGCAATTTTTCATTCATATTATTTGTTAAACTTTGAAATCCCCATTGCAACATTTCAGATACTGTCCTGCCATGAAATGTAATATCTGTTCTTGTTGTTTGCATTTGATCTTTAAGTGCTTCTTCATGAAAAGGAATTGCTTGTACAGCATACATACTTCCTCCTTCAGTAACTTCAAATTCAACGTTAACAAATTTTAATGGAAATATTCTTCTACCTTGCCTTGCAGTGTACCTCCTACCTGCTTGATCGTATCCCTTGAATTCAACTGATAAAACATACGGAGCTTCTATGTAATTTTTATGTCCAGCACTTAATGCGGCAATTTGTAAGGCTTGTAAAAATAGTCCCATACTATATGGTTCTGTAATTTGGAACTTTATACTTGTTGCATTAGTTGATCTAGTCCCCGGATTTCCTGCTACTATAGTTTCAATTTCTACGTCATCTATGAAATACTCCGTTTTTCCATTTCTTTCATAAACAGTTCTACTACCTTTTAAGTCGCCTCCGCCACTTTTTAATATAGTAATTAATGGATCTCTATATCTATATGTTAGATCAGGAAAATTTAATTCAAAGTCAGTCAAGCATCCTAAAGTAAAAACATAATTGTAACTTGCAAAACCTTCAAGTATATTTGGTTGCTTTCCTAAACCAAACATGCCAGTCAATCCTGCTAACCCAGAAGAAAATCCAGATATTCCTTGCATAATAGGATTACTCATCATATTTTGTTGTAAAACATTTGAAAGTCCACCATATGCAAGATCAAGTTGTCCTAGAGCAGGACCTGTGATTCCGTTAACAGTTTTTGTCATATCAACTGTAGAACCAGTAATGTCAGATAACGCACCTTCTACTGCACTAGCAACTCCGCCTACTGAAATATTGCCAGATTGATTAAAATTATTAGCAACAGTACTTGCGGCATTTTCTGCTTTATCTGCTAAGTCTTGACCTTTTGCTTTCAGTCTTGAAATTAAATTTTGTGGATCCATACTACAATCCTAGTAATCTTTTAAGTGTTGGTCCTTTAGGGACAAATATTTCTGTACCTGCTTCAAAATCAAAAATAGGATCTTTTAATTTTTCTAGATTTCTTTGTGCAAAAACCCACCATAAATCTTTGTCTCCATACATATCAAATGCTAACAAATCTGGACGATGTGTGTATTGTACTTCTACTGTGTATAATACATCATCTGGTTCTGCTGGTACAGGACGTATTTGTAAAATATCCAAATATTCACCAGATACTATTTGTGTCTTAAAGTAAGGACTACTTTCAGAATACATTAAATAAAGCCTCCTCTACCTTTAGCATAACCCCCTTTAACAAATGTATCAAGGCTAAAATTGTGTACTTCTCTTCTGCTGTATGTTGGGATTGCTTGTATTGTAATAGTGCTTCTTGTAGGAGCATACGTATTAGCTTCAGGCACATGGATATAGTCTACATCAGTTGGTAAATCTACAGAGAAATTAATAATAACAACAGGAACATTCTTAAATACATAATCTCCGTACCCATTTAACAAAACAATAGGTGGTGGAGTTCCGGCATTAGAAGTTTTTCCGTATGCCATTTTTGTAATAGTTCGTAAATAGTGTACACATGCAACCCAGTATAATCCTTCATCTGCACCTTCTATGTAAAATTCTCCAGTAATTTGTAAATTGTCAGGTTGACTGCTCTGATAGATAGGAAAAGGATAATTACTATGTGTAGGTTTGATCTGCGAATAAGCAGCACTATGGGAAAATATAACTGTTGGAGTATATGGAAAAATCATTCCGTTTGTTTCGACTAACTTAGACTGTAAATTTCCTTCTAATGATAAACCATTAGGAATACTGAGTTTTACTCTCCAGTCTTCGTCATCGTTTCTTGCCCAGCTTGCTGTATTACTAGAAAACAAACCTCCAGCTAAACCGTCGATAGGAATACCCTTGCCACGCAACAAACTCATTAGTCCAGATGCTCCGTTTGCAAATACATCTTCTACTGTGTTTTTAAATCCATTTTGTATTACGCTTTTTCCAAAGCTAATAGAACTACCTCCTAAATCTTGTAAAGATTGTACTGGAGATTTAGAATTTCTAGATTGTGATTTTGCAGAATTTGTTGTAATAGCTGGACCTGGTCCACCAAAGGCATCTAAATCTGGTTCTGGCATAATATTTGTCTCCTATATGTATTATTTAGTTGACTTTTTAATGTGCGTATATTATAATGTAATAACAATTTGGAGAAAAAATGAAAAGAATAAATTATCTTAACAACAAAGATATTTTAAAGGAAATACATAAGTCGAAAAGTACATTTTGTAGCTACGTAGATCCTGAATATCATCAATTTGACATAATTTTACCTAGTTTAGAAAAAATAAATGTTAGAACAATAGCAGAAGCAAAACGAAATAAAGCAAAAAGATTGCAACATGCGGATTTCGATGCAAGAAAAGCAAGGGGCGAAAAAATAAAACTTGCTCAGTGCGAAATTGATTACAGAAAGATCGAAAAAACGGAGTTAATTTTCAGAATTATGTCATTTGAACACATTCCTGATGAGCCTGGGCGAAAAAAGACACCAAAAACAGAAGCTGATAGAAAAGTAAAACTAAACTTTCCACCATTTCAACATTACAAGTTCAACGATAACGACGAATTAATCTGTGTTGGTAAAAGTCACTGGGAAGGTGGTATGGACAACGGGTTTTTTAATTTAGATCATGGAAAAGCTACAAATAAATTGGCAATGATGTGGATGAAGCTATGTGATAGGTACGCTACACGAGGTAATGTTCGCGGATATACTTATAATGACGAAATGCGTGGGCAAGCAATACTCCAATTAGCACAAATTGGCTTACAATTTGACGAATCTAAGTCGCAAAACCCATTTGCATACTATACAGCGGCAGTTACAAACAGTTTTGTACGTGTAATTAACATAGAAAAAAGAAATCAAAATATAAGAGACGATATTTTAGAAATGAACGATATGAATCCTAGTTATACAAGACAAGCGGCTGGTGAATGGGATAATGCCATGAAAAGAGAGCTAGATAGTCAAAAAACCCAAAATTAATCGTTGACAAAGCATTGATTTGACTTTATAGTTAACGAGAATAGGTATATGGAGAGATAAAATTTGTTTAAGAAAGCCGCTGTATTTACAGACATACACTTTGGCCTTAAAGGCAATAGTAAAATACACAATCAAGACTGCGAAAACTTTATCGATTGGTATATCGATCAAGCAAAACAAAATAATTGCGAAACTGGCATATTTTGTGGCGACTGGCATCATAACAGAAACAGTCTAAACCTTACAACAATGGATAGTACTATCCGTTGCATGGAAAAATTAGGTCAATCATTTGAAAAATTTTACTTTTTTGATGGGAATCATGATCTTTACTACAAAGATAAGAGAGATGTTAATTCTACTGCGTTTGCAAAACATATTCCGGGCATAACTTTTATTGATTCAATATATGAAGAAGAAGACGTAGCACTTGTTCCTTGGTTAGTAGGTGATGAATGGAAAAAAATTAGCAAAATTAAAGCAAAATATCTATTTGGACACTTCGAATTGCCTAGCTTCTATATGAATGCTATGGTACAGATGCCTGATCACGGTGAACTTAAAGCTGAACACTTCAAGAATCAGGAATATGTGTTCTCAGGACACTTTCACAAACGTCAAAAGCAAGGCAAAATACACTATATTGGTAATGCATTTCCACACAACTATGCAGATGCGTGGGATGATGCACGTGGTATGATGATACTTGACAGAGAAAACAACGAAGAACCATCATATATTAATTGGCCTGACTGTCCTAAATACAGAACTGTAAAATTATCACAACTAATAGATGAACAATCTACATTAATTAAGCCAAATATGTATTTGCGTGTAAATTTAGACTTGCCTATAAGTTACGAAGAAGCAAGTTTTGTAAAAGAAACATTTATAAACAATTATGGTTGTAGAGAAATAAGTCTTATACCACAAAAACAATTAGAAGAGATCAACACAGAACTTGATATACAACAATTTGAAAGTGTTGATCAAATAGTAGCAGGTGAAATATCTGCAATAGACTCAGACAACTTCAATAAGAAGATGCTATTGGACATTTATAACGAACTATGATACAAATTAAAGACTTAACAGTAAAGAACTTTATGAGTGTGGGTAATCAAACTCAGGCTGTAAATTTTAATCGCGAACAACTGACGCTTGTGCTTGGCGAAAACTTAGATCAAGGCGGAGATGATAGCGGATCACGTAATGGCACTGGTAAAACAACAATTATTAATGCCCTTTCTTACGCTTTATATGGACAAGCACTTACAAATATTAAAAGAAATAATCTAATAAACAAAACCAACAGTAAAGGCATGTTGGTTACACTACATTTTGAAAAAAATGGTGTTGATTACCGAATTGAACGTGGTAGATCACCTAATGTTTTAAAGTTTTTTATAAATGAACATGAACAAGAAATGACAGATGAGTCTCAAGGAGACAGCAGAAAGACTCAAGAAGCAATAAATGACTTATTAGATATGAGTCACGATATGTTTAAGCACATTGTTGCTCTAAATACCTATACAGACCCGTTTTTAAGCATGAGACAAAATGATCAACGTGCGATAATAGAACAGTTGCTAGGTATAACAATACTATCTGAAAAGGCAGAAGCACTAAAAGAACAAACAAGAATAACAAGAGAAGCAATTACTGAAGAAACTGCTAAAATTAACGCAATACAAACAGCAAATAGTAAGATAGAAACAACAATTGAAGGATTACGTAGTACGCAACGTGCTTGGCTAGCTAAAAAACAACAAGATAGTGAGAAATTAATAAAAGCTATTGACGAATTAGAGCATTTAGACATTGATGCTGAGCTAGATTCACACGAAAAACTACAAAATTGGAATGAACATAACAATGCTATTATGGCTCTTAAAAAAGAACAAAGCACTCTTGAGCCTGCACTACAACGTGCCAATAAGTCTTTATTAAAAGTTACAAAAGACATCGCAGGATTAGATGATGCAGTGTGTTATACCTGTGGACAAGCATTACACGACAATAAATTAGAAGAACTTAAATTAACAAAACAAAAAGAATTAGAAGATGCACAGTCATACTTAGATGAAATAAGTGATAAGTTGCAAGGAATATTCTATGACTTACAAGAAATAGGTGATATAAATGGAAAACCTACTACATTCTATGAAACTGCTAAAGAAGCATATGAGCATAGACAAAATGTAGACAGTCTTAAGCAATCTTTAAATGCAAAACAAGAAGAAATAGATCCGTATCAGAAACAAATTGATGATCTAAATGCAACAGCAGTACAAGAAATTGATTGGACTCCTGTAAATGAACTTACAACATTCAAAGAACATCAAGATTTCTTATTCAAACTACTTACAAACAAAGATTCTTTTATACGTAAGAAGATAATTGATCAGAATCTAATGTATTTGAACAATAGGCTAACATATTATTTGGATAAACTTGGATTACCGCATAGTGTTGTGTTTCAAAACGACTTATCAGTTGAAATAACACAGCTAGGACAAGATTTGGACTTTGATAACTTGAGTAGAGGTGAAAGAAACAGACTTATACTTGGTATGAGCTTTGCATTCCGTGATGTTTGGGAAAGTCTTTATCAAAAAATTAACTTATTGTTTATAGACGAGCTTATTGATAGTGGAATGGATACTGCTGGTGTCGAAGGCTCGTTGGCTGTACTTAAGAAAATGGGTAGAGAAGGCGATAAAAATGTTTATCTTATATCTCATAAAGACGAACTAGTAGGAAGGGTCAATTATGTGATGAGAGTCGTAAAAGAAAATGGCTTTACATCATACGAAAATGATATTGATTACATAGAATGAACTTAAAAATTGGAACACGAGGAAGTAAACTAGCTTTAGCATATGCAAACGAAGCATGTAAACAGCTTTCTTGTGAAACTGAAATTGAAATAATACAAACTGATGGTGATCTAAATCCAGATACTCCTATATATGAAATAGGAGGCAAAGGAGTCTTTTGTAGTGCCTTAGAATATGCACTCTCTGAAGGATTAATAGATGTGGCTGTGCATAGCCTAAAAGATATGCCTGGTGAAGAAAATCCTGACTTAGTTATTTCAGCAATGCTAAAACGTAACAGTCCACATGATGTTCTTGTAGGCAGTGTTGGGTACGGTTGCACTATAGGCACTAGTAGTCCACGCCGAACTGCACAACTTAAAGATTTGTATAAAAATTTAGACATAAACATAAAACCTATCAGAGGAAATATAGATACTCGTCTAAAAAAACTTGACAACGGCGAATATGATGCTATAGTACTTGCTGAAGCTGGATTAAAAGCACTAGGTATTACGAGGACTACAATCAAAGTACCAATTATTCCAGCTGTAGGACAAGGTATTATTGCTTTACAGACAAGAGCAAATGATAAAGATACAATAGATATAGTAAAAAAGGCAAATCATAAAAAAACATATGCACAAGGACAAGTAGAACGAGCATTCTTAAAAGGAATAGGTGGAGATTGTCATACAAAAATTGCAGGGCATGCAACAGGAACTAATCCTATTACACTAAAGGCGATGTATTATGATTGAAGATGATGTGCATGACCAACTTGTAAAGGCTTACTTAGAATATTTTAAGGCAAACGAGAATTTTGAACAGCGTGTAAGTTATAGAACACATCGTGCTAGTAGAAAATGGCTACGGGAAATACGTAGATTGTGCAAATTACGAGCTAACGAAATACATGATAAGTTCCAAACCAAAATTGAGGCAAATAAAGAATAGGCAACGGTAAGTATGTTCATGCAATGGACGTACAAAGGTAACAAAGTCGAAGAAATTCCTAATGACATAGAAGGATTTGTTTATCTTATTACTAATTTAACAAATAACAAAAAGTACGTAGGCAAAAAATTAGCTAAGTTTAAAACCACAAAGCCACCACTTAAAGGCAAGAAAAATAAAAGACGTGGAACTAAAGAAAGTGATTGGAGAGACTATTGGGGATCTTCAGATCATTTACTTGAAGATGTAAAAGAATTAGGCCCAGAAAACTTCACTAGAGAAATATTATATATGTGTCCAAGCAGAGGCATTATGAGTTATCTAGAGGCAAAGGAACAGTTTGACCGTAGAGTACTAGAGACAGATGAGTATTATAACGGAATTATTAATGTAAGGGTCGGCGGTTCCAAAGTTCTTAAAGAACACTTAGGCAAATTA